GGGCCGCGGTGAGCAAGTGGGGCCAGAAGGTCCGGATCACCGATGAGGAGATCGCCCGTAATGTGTACGCGGGCCGGGCGGTTGACCGGTCGCTGCAGAAGGTCGTGAACTCGATCATTTCGCAGGTTGACTCGGTCACCATGTCGGCGGTGGGTTCGGCGCTGGCCGACACGGCGACCCTGGGCAAGTGGGACGCCGGCACGCCGAAGATCCTCAACGACATCCTCAACGCCAAGCGCATCATTCTGTCCCGAAACCTCGGCTACAGCCCGGACACGATCGTGGTGAGCGACCTCGGCTACATGTCGATGATGCTCGACACGGTCATCTCGAACCTGTGGCGGCGTGAGACGACCACCAACCCCGTCTACACGGGCGAGGTGCAGCAGATCGCCAGCATGAACATCATCGTCACGCCGAACCTGCCGGTGGCCACGTCTTGCTTCGTGCTGGACTCCAAGGCTCTCGGCGGGATGGCCGATGAGATGGACGGCGCGCCGGGCTACACGGTGTCCGACATGGCCATTCAGATCAAGTCGATTCGTCACGACGACGTCGACGCGTGGGATCTGCAGGGTCGCCGCAAGACGGTACCGGTGGTACAGGAATCCGGCGCCGGCCAGGAGATCACCGGGGTGACGTCATGACCGAGCCGAAGACTGCCAAGACGACCGAGGCGAAGGTGCCGGAGTCGAAGGCCGCCGACACGAAGGTGGGCACGTACCGGGTCACCGCCCCGTACGTCACGCTCAAGGTGCGTTCAGCAGACTCCGGCTCGATGGTGCTCCTCGGCTTCTACGAGGGTGCGATCGTGCCCGCGTCCGTCGACCTGGATGACCTGGCCCGCCACATCCGCAAGGGCATGGTGGAGAAGGTCGGGGGCGACGAGCTGAAGAGTGTGCAGGAGCAGCAGGTTGCGGCGGACAAGGCTGCCGAGGCTGCTGAGGCACCGGAGGACAAGGAAGGCGCCGAGGCGGTCAAGGATGCTGAGGCGTCGGCGAAGGATGCCGAGGACGCCGAGGCTAAGGAAGACGCTGAGGCGAAGAAGACCCGCACTCCACGGATCAAGGCGTCGGACAGCCCGCGCGGCTTGAGCACCGCGGCGCAGGGCTGAGCTAGATCATGGCGGCCGACCTCTTCACCTTGAGCGAGTTCGCCAGCTATATGCAGCAGGACGTCGACACGTCGAGTGCAACGGTGGCTCGGCGTGTCGCGGCCGGCTGGCTTTTGTCGGCTACGAGGCTGACCGACTTCACGCTGCCGGTCTCTGATCAACTGTTCGCATGGGGCCTCGAGCTTGCGGCGATCGCGTTCCGCAACCCGGACGGCGCCTCGTCGGAGTCAATCGACGATCACAGCGTCTCGTGGGACATGGCGCGCCGAGAGGCGATTCTCAAGGCCGCTTCGGCCAGCTATGGCGGCGCCGGTTCGCCCACCTACTCGTTCCCTGTCCCCGATTGGCACTGGAACGTAGTGCCGACAGTCGACCCGCTCACCGCATAGGAGCCTGACGTGGCACTTGTTCCCACAGTTGGCGCGTCCGTCGGCTCCAGCCTGGTCACGTTGTGTACCGCGCAGACCGGCACCGGCGCGTCTACCAACGTCGCCGACCGCGGCCAGCGCTACGGCCCGGCGCTGCTCACCATCGTTTCTACGATCGGCGCCACCCCGACCGTCACCGTCGACATTCAGTGCTCGGTCGACAACGCCGACTGGTTCAACGTCGGCTACGCCCTGCCGGCCACCCCGACGACGCTGGTGGTCGCCTCGCTGACTATCACCACGGCGGTGACCGGGCGCTACATCCTGCCGCCCGACCAGCCGTGGCGCTACTGCAGGCTCAACCTGTCAGCGAATACGAACGTGACCCTTACGTCCACTTTGTACGTTCCATAGGCTTTCACGAAAGGTAGACCGATATGGCTGCCCCGTCCGGTTTGTACACGCTTATCCGCGCGGCGGTCACGACGTCGACCGCCATCACCATCAACCAGGTTCTCGTTCCGGTGCTGACCTCCGCTGAGGTCACCCGGGCCTGGGTGAACCAGTCCACGGTGACGACCACGAACCAGACCCGCATCCAGCTCAACCGGTGCGCCACGGTCGGTACAGTCACATCGCAGGCGGCGACGCCGGCAACGAACGGTATGCAGGCGTCCAAGTGCGTCAACGGCACAACGGCGACCGGCATCACCGCGACGATCGAGCCGGGCACCGCCAACACGTGGTGGTCTGAGGGCTTCAACATTGTCAACGGCATCCTGTACCTGCCGGTCCCGGAGGCCCGCGTGCTGATCTCCGGTTCCGCGTCGGGCACGGGCACGCCTGTGGTGACGCTCAAGTTCCCGAGCGCACCGGCGTCGGCCGACTATACGAGCGGTCTCGAGTTCCTCGAGTTCGCTGGCTGATGTTCGGCCTCGCGGTCCATCCGGGATGGACCGACGAGCCTGACCTCCTGCAGGCACTGCGGACGCTGTTCACCTACGACCCGGGCGAGAACCGCGCCACCGGCTACCTCTACGGCGACGGGAAGGACTGGCCGGATGCCCTCGCGGCGTTCGGGCCGGTCCTACTCGACGACCTGGAGCGCACCACCGGCGTGCGGTACACGCACGCGGCGTTCCAGGCCTACCGCGACGGGGTCGGCTGCGAATGGCACACCGACACCCCCTTCGACGCGCAGGCTGTCCTGTCGCAGGGTGTGACCCGCACGTTCGGCGTCCGGCCGCTCGGCGGTGAGCCCTCGTGGATCTGGGTCGCGCACGGCGACCTGGTCGTGATGGCGTCGGGGTGGTCGCAGGCGAGCGGATATCGGTGGTCTTCCGGACCCCGGCGAGGAGTTGAGCATGCCCGACGTGCAGATCATGACGGCCCGGGCCGTTCTCGACTCCGGTGAGGCGGTCGCGCAGATCGAGCGGGTCACGATCGGCGGCGGAACGCAGCTGGTAACGGTGGACGGGGTCGCCGAGGAGCGTGTCCATCCGACGTTTCAGCGCTGGCATGTGCGCCTGCTGAGCCCGGACCGGATGATCCCGGACGAGTTGCGTGAGGCCGAGACGTACGAAGAGGCGTGCGAGGTGGCGGTCAAGTACGCCATCAAGCGCGAGGAGTATGCGGCGCGGGTCGCCGATCTGGCCGGGGACCTGAGGGTCTGACGTGGATCTGTCCGGCGCGGTTCTGTTGAGTGCGCCGGACACAGCCGAGCAGCACGCCCGCAAGCAGTTGACGAACCTGCTCCGCGTCGGCGGCAAGTTGGCGGTGCTGGGTGTCGAGGACCGGCCCGGTGCCGCGATGGGCCGCTGGCATGTGGCCCGGCCTGGCACCTATTCGATGCCGCAGGGTAACTCGGGCGGTCTCGACCAGCAGGGTGCGGACCTCACCTACGCGAAGGCGCTGTGTGACCGGCGAATCGTCACAAACGGGTACGCTGCGGACTTTGCCCCACCGCGGGGCGCGCTCTGCCCGGCATGTCGCGAGCAGATTTAGGACACGTGCTTCCAGGTTTTACGCGAGATGATTTGAAATGCCGTGCATGGGCGGATTCCAAATCGGTCGCCTAATTCGGCCATTGTGTGGCCGCCGCTTGCGTAAAGCATTCGGAGTTCGCGGACCAGGTCTGGCGTTAACTTGGCCGTTCCGACCCGCCCCCCGCGGGCTCGCTCCTCGGGCGTGACCGGTCTATCGGGCGTCCAGCAGCCGTTATTGCGGCCCTTCTTGGTCATGTCGGACATGTTCGCTGCGTGGTCGCCGAGAAAAAGATGGTCTGGCCGCACACAAGGCGGGTTGTCGCATCGGTGCAGGACATGCATTCCGTCTGGAATCTCGCCGAAGTTCAGCGTCCATGACACGCGATGGGCCAGCAGGGGAGAACTTCGGCCACCTGCGTTGATCAATCCGTAGCCAAAGGGGTGTTGGCTCGCCGTCCACTCCCAGCACTCCGGGCCTCGTTCAAATTTCTCTTGAAATCGGTCGCTCAGACTTCGGCGCGCACGCATTTACGCACCGTACATGAAATAGATGGGGGTGCGTCATCGCCACGGGTTCGATCTTGCTAACTCCAGGTGGCGCAACGCTTCCTGACGGTGCCGCCTCCAATCTTCCGGCGGGTTTGTCCAGGGTCAAGTCCAGTGGCACCGCTCCGGGCGTGTACCTGCTTCAGTTGCTCTACGACGCGACCAACGTGGAGTGGGCGACCTGGCAGTTCCGGATGCCGGCCGACTACGCGTCGGCGCCGGTGGCGAAGGTCCAGTACAAGATGGCCTCGGCGACCGCCAACGGCGTCGCCTGGGACGTACGCCTCGCGGCGGTCACCGATGGGGATGCCACCGACGTCGACGCCAAGGTTTTTGCCGCGGCGAACGTGGCCAGCGGCACCGTTCCCGGTACGGCCGGTTTCATCGACGAGATCTCGATCACGCTGACCAACGCCGACTCCCTGGCCGCCGGCGACTTCGTGGTGGTGTACCTGGGCCGGGCGACCGGTGACGCCGGTGACACCGCGACCGGTGACGCCGAGATGGTCGCGCTGGCGATCACCTACACGACGGTCTGACGGGGGAGGTTGCCATGGCGCTCGACTCCACCAACCGGGCCCTGGTCGGCGCGCAGTTCATGCGCGAGAACGCCGAGGCGGCCACCTACTCCAAAGCCGAGCTCGCGGCGGCGGTCGCGGCAGCCGACGACTGGGCCGACGCCAACGCGGCGGCCTACAACACCGCGCTACCGGCCGGGTTCCGCACCAAGGCGACGACGGCCCAGAAGGCGGCCCTGCTGTGCTTCGTCATTCAGCGGCGTTCCGGGAGGCTGCGCGTCGAAGAGGACGGGTAGTCCGTGGCCGGTGCGAGGACGTTCGACGGGGCCAGCGACAACGTCATCTGCGAAGCCGGCGCCACGACCGCAACGACGTTCGGCACGTTCGCCGCCATCATCAAACGCAACAGCACCGCGCTGAACGGCATTGTCGCGCTACACAACTCGGCGCCGAACTTCATTGTCGGCCTGGAGATTCTCGACCACGCGTCGGGAGACTTCGCCGTCTACGGCAGCGCCAGCGGCGACATCAACTCGGCTTTCACCGTCACCAACGCCGACGGCTGGATCCTGCTTGTCTGTGGCAAGGCCACCGGCACGGCCACGCCACGGTTCCACAAGTACGTGTATTCCACCGACACGTGGAT